TTCTTCATTTGTGCGTCAATTTCTTTGATTTCACTATCAGTTTGACCGAGAATCGTTCTTCTTACATAATCTGCAGAGAAATAACGACCAAGATATGGGTCCATCGCAGCAACAACACCCAATTTATCATTCATCAATTCATTTTTCTTCAAATCAGAAAAATGATTATCATAAACATAATCAAACTGAATGTGATCTGATAATACTTTCCAATCTTCTAATGATACAATATTTTTGAGAATTAATTGAGTTTTAAGTAAATCAATAAAAATCTGAGAAAATCTCTTTCTCAATCTTCCAACAAAACGAGTGAATTTGAGTTCATCTCTTAAAATTTCAGATGAACGACCAAGATTAAAACCACCTTCTGCGGCAAGTCTTGTTGGTGGAACACCTAAAGAATCATAAAGTTTCTTTTGGAAATACTCAATATCAGCAAGTTCTCCAAGATTTTGCCCACCAGGAAGTGTAGTAATTTCAGTTCCTCTACCACCTTCTCTTCTTGGTAACCAGAAGTCCTCAAGCATCGCCATATGCTTTCTATCATCTTTAATCTCACCAGTGCTTGCATCATATACAAGTTTGTTTCTATAACGGTTCATAACGTCACGCAGGTACTGCTCTGCTTTAATCTTAGGAAGATTACCAACATCAATATAGAAAATTCTACGTTCTGGTGCTCTGGATAGTCTATAAATCACAAGACTATCCTCAATCATTCTCAATTGATTAAGTGCCTTGATTGCCTTGTGAAGGAATGAAAGAACTGTTTGCTTATTTCTATCTACAAGACCAGATGTAACATATACAATCGCATCTTTTGCGATCTTTACGTTATTTACATCTGATACTCTATAAGTAGCATTCTGTGATGACCCAACATTTGGGTCATACATATAAAATTCTTCTACTTCTTGGTTGCTAAAATCAACTTGATTTTTTCCATTTACAATATTTCTATATTGAGAACCAAAAGCATCTTTATTGTCTTTTTTAAGTTTTCTTATATACTTAATTTTTAACGCATCAATATATCTTACTTCTTTGATTCCATCTGATGGTTTGTTGAAGTCAATTACTTTATGGTAATAGATTCTTCCATCAACATACCAGTTTCTAAAAATCTCGTGGCACTTCTTATCGAAGTCCATAACTTCTTTCAGATACTTAAACTCTTCTCTGATAATCTCTTTTAGTTTATCGGAAGCAGGAAGATTTGAAAGGTCTATCTCTACTGGAGAATCATTTAAGTCTGATACAATTGCTTCGTTTACAACATCCTCAATCGCACTATCGCATTCTGGGTGTAAAGCCATCTCACGATATCTTCTGATTAAATCTGCTTCACTCTTATAAACACCCTCAATATCTACGTACTGACCGTAGAAACCACTTGAAATATAAAAGTCTGATTTATCTTCTTCATTACGAGGAATGGGAGAAACAATCTTTTTGGATTGCTTCTCCCTATTATCTTCAAATTTAAAACCAAACAGTTTTGCCATAGTAACGTTATTGTCCTTATTCTACTATTTAGATGCCCAATAAAACATCAAAATTCTTCTTCATCACCTGAACCAAGAATAGATACGTTGTTTGTATCAAGAGCATCCCACCATTGAACTTGAAGGTCTACTGTGAATTCTTCAATAGTATCTGCTTGATCGTATGAAAGATCAATAGCACTAATGGAAGTTGGGAACGTTCCATAAAATTCATATTGTTTGAGAACTTTTATCTGATTACTTGATGTAAGATCACCATTAATTTCTGCTTTACCAAGTTGATAAACTTTCATATTTCTTTGATAGTTAGCAGGATTCAATTCACCAGAATTGTCTTCGTGCTTATTCATATAGTTCATCCACTTTTCAAAAGCATTTCTAATTTTGAAGTCAGTATCATTAATTACTGTAATTGTCCAAGGATCGAATGTTCTATCACCAGCAATCTTAAGATTTCTTCCTCTAAAAGGAATATCAATTACGTTAATTGTTGAAGCAGGTAATTGTGCTGATTTAATTAAAAATCTAGTTGTATCCTCAACATCATTTCCACCAAATTCCAAATTAAGATCGTCGGGAAAAGTAACTTCACATTCAAAGAGGTTAGGTCTTGCTCCACCTCCAGAAATTCTATTCTTGAAGTCGTTTAGAGTTCTAGATCCAGGTGATACTGGACCACCAGTAAATTGATTTGCCATTAGTTTTTACCTCTTTGATTAAACAGTACCGATAATTTCTTCAAAACTAACTCCTGTGCGAGTAGCAACAAAAGTCAATCCAATAAAGTTGATTGATCTTGCGGGTTTGATGTAGATATCAGCTTTGAATTGATTTCCATCAATAACATCTGGAGTGTTGTTTGACTCATCGCAGACAACAACGAAATCAGTAATACCTCTTTTTGACTTCACATCACGGAGATAAGGATCAACGATATTAATAAAGTTTGCTCTAGTGATTGTATCATTAAACTCAAAGAGTTGTGCTCTTGCTGCTCTTTCAATTGATGATTCAAGTGTGAGGAATAAACGACGAACGTTAATTCTATCAAATGCCGAAGTGTATGAAAGGGCAGTCTTATCACCAAAGAGAATAATACCAGCACCAGGAGAGAAAATAATTGGATTAATTCTCTTAGGATAAAGAGTATCTCTTTGTGCTTGTGAAGGATTGTAAGCAAGTTTAACTGCGTTATTTAATGCTCCTCTGTTAGCACCAGCAGGTGAGAACCAAGGATACTGATTGATTGATGTTCTAGCCATCAATCCAGCAACGTCAGCATTACAAGCAACATATCTAAATTGATTATTAAATCTATCATAAACATACTTATAACCAGTATCAAATACTGCGTAAGATGATGAGGTTAATGGATCAAAGAAATTAACAATATTGTTAGTTTGAGTATCAGAGTTTGCTTGATTGACAACACCGTCTCTATGTGGTGAAATGGTAGCAACACAGTCCTTACGAATATCTGCGATTGCGATCAATTCTTTTGCTTTTGCTTGTGATTCATAAATTGAAGTACCACCAGAAGGACCACCAATCAAAAAGTCAATTTTGTATTCTGCTGGATTTGTGAAGTTTCTGTAAGCACTAATTACATCTGATAAACCAACTGAATAACCACCAACACTACTAACTCCAGAATAATCTCTACCACTAGTTAAGTTGTAGATAGATGCTCCAATACAATTGAATGTACTGCCTTGTGCTTCTAGACCCCAAGTAGTATTAGATGCTGATGTAACCCCAGATACTGTTGAAAACTTTGTTTTATCTCCAGTTGGAGCAAGTCCAGGAAAAATATATTGTGAATTATTAGCAATAATATCTTTATAGTAATTTGCTTGCGATGGAGAAATCTTTGCATCTAATGCTTTGGAAAGATTTGTATACTTCTCTAAGATATTTCCAGCAGTACCAGTTACTGCTCCAGTATCATCAACAACAACGACGTGAAGTTCATCATTTCTTCCACTTCTCTCGGAGACATATTGAGAAGTTCTTGGTCTTGGTGCGATATTTTTCCAATAAACAGTAGTATTTGTCAATCCTAATGTTTGTTCATTATACCAATCAGATGCTGTTGCTGTGGGACTAGAAGAAATGGTGTAAATTCCAAATGTATATGTACCACCAGCACCAGATACACTTGAACTTAAAAGAATTGTTGTTTGTGCTACACCTGCATTTATATTTGTTGTTCCAAATCCAGCAACTGTTGTATTGGATCCCAAAATACCATCAGTAGTTGATTGAATTGTGGATCCAGTAGTAATTCCAGATAGAAAACCTGTAGTTGAACTTATAGGGTTCATTATTGATGACCCAGTAGAAACAACACCTTGAAAAGTTCCAATTGTTGTATTTAGACTGGTAATACTAACACCAGTACCACTATTGTTTGTAATAAAAATAGTTGAACTAGGTGTAAAAGCATTTACACTTCCTTCGGAGTAAGCAGTTTCTGTAAATACAGTTGAACCAGCACCAGAAGACTTTGCGGTGATTTTTACATCAATTGAATCAGCATTAACTTTAGTAATAATACCTTTGAGTATTCCTTGTTCTCTTGTTGTTGTTCCAGTACCAGCAACTGTTTGGTCGATTGTGGCAGTAACAGCAAATCCAACACTTAAATTACCAGTAGATGCAATGCCAAGTCTTTGGTCTGCTGCGGCATCAATAACACAAACCTTCAAGTTGTTTGCCCAAGAACCTGGGTTTCTAGCAGCCCAAGCCCAAGCAGTATCAGTAGAATGATTGTTATTATAATCTTCTGTTGATTCAATTTTAAGTGTAGTTCCTGCGGTAGAACCAATCCCAGTAGAATTTGCGTTGTTTAATGCTGTTCCATTACATCTTACAACTCTTAGAATACCACCGTAAGAAAGATATGAAGAAGCACCTAACCAATATTCATATTGTGCGTCTGATGAAATTGGTTTTCCAAATGTATTGAGTAAATCATTCTCTGTTTCAATTAAAATAGGAACATTAACTGGACCCTTTTGGAAAGGTCCAGCAATAGCTCCAACTTGATTG